TCCATATACACCAACTATTATTCTCAGTCATACTGCAAATTATAACCAGATACAGCCTATACATAATAATTATCCCTTTTTTGCCTACCAGAATTCACAAGTGGATCAGCTTGTTATTACAGGACAATTTTACAATCAAAACTCAATAGAAGCAAGGTATTGGATTGCATGTTTACACTATCTTAGATCGGTAACCAAAATGGAATATGGGTTAGGATCAATGAATCCTGGTGCTCCGCCTCCTATTGTAAGACTTAACGGATACGGACAATATGTTTTTGCAGACACACCTGTAATAATTACAAACTTTACTGTAGATATGCCTAACGAAGTTGATTATGTTGCAACAGGTATTGTTGGTGATCAAGGAGAGCCTAAAATAGATTACGGTGATTTTGCACCTGCAAAAGCAACACAAACAGGAAACCAAATGGATATTACATGGGCACCTGCGGAATCACAGTTTACAGTAACTTGCCAGCCTATATACAGCAGAGACAAAGTTGAAAAATTCAATTATCAATCTTTTGTCAATGGTGAAGGAATCAAAGGAGGTTATGTATAATGTCTAGTCCTTATGCTAAAACATCTTTTAGATCAGATGGAGCACTAGGAATATTAACGATTAGACCTGTGCCAGGTTATGCCGATGATGTTCTTTACACTATTGAACCACAATATCACCAGAGACCAGACCTACTTGCTCATGACATGTACAAAGACAATAGACTTTGGTGGATATTCTGTCAAAGAAATATGGACACAATGGAAGATCCAATTTACGATCTTAAAGCTGGTACACAAATTTATTTGCCTCAGATAGACAAAGTTAGAGAAATCCTGGGAGATTAAAATGGCGTTCGCCTATGAATCACATGATCATTTCGTTAGAGATAGTAAAGGTAATGCTGTAAGAGACAGCAAAGGTAACCCTGTCAAAACTAGTAATGCTTTAAAAGAAGAACAAGAACCTAAGAAACCACCAACACCGGAAGAACAACGTAAAGGCGCAGAAATGTGGAATTCCTTTATGGGCAGTATGGGTAAAGATAACATGAAAGTACCTGTACCTGGTGTTGCTACAAACAATAACAACATAAATGTAAACGCTTCAGTAAAAGAAGAAAGTTCAACTATTGATGCCATAAGAGCAAAAGGTCCAACTCCACAAGATTTTATTAATGCTATGAAATCTTCACCAATTTATAAATTTGGTCTTGGACAGATTCCTTTCGAAAATGAATTAGAAAAATTTGCTTCAATTGATCATATATTTTCTTTTGGCACTATTAGTTCGTATGAATCGAACTTTCCAGATAAAACTTATATGAAATATGGTTTAAAATACGGACAACAAATTTTAAAAAGTGGAGGATCTTCAAGAGCTAGGAAGCCTAGAACTTTTGCTGAAAAAAAATATAAAATAGATACAGCGTATTTTATAGATGACATAGAAATTAAAACTATTATTGCGCCTAATTCCAAGACTAGAGGATCAAATGCTTTTAACTTTAGTTTTAAAATACACGAACCTTACAGTATGGGGCAATTATTACAAACAATGCAACTATGTGCCAAAAATGCAGGCTATCTAGATTACTTACAATCTCCTTATGTGTTAATATACGAACCTGTTGGTAGGTTAGATGATGGCACCGCAATGTCTGGACCCAAAAGATTTTTTCCATTGAAAATTTATAAAATGGATTTCAATGCAAGTACAGGTGGATCTGTTTATGATATTCAAGCCAATGCTTGGAATACAGATGCTTTGAGTGATTTGCATCAAACACTTAAAACTGATGTAAACATCTCAGGAAGAAATCTAGAAGAAATTTGTCAATCAGGACTTAATAGTTTAACCACAGCAATAAACACAAACTTGTTAAACAATAGAATTAAAACTGCAAAAGAGAAAAAAACAAAAATGATTGACACAGATGAATATATTATTCTTTTTCCTAAAGATATTGCAAGTGATAAATTTGACCATGAGGTATCAAGATTTGACAACAAAGCTATGGAGGGTGATCTAAAATTTAAAGCATTTACAGTGGACGAAGCATTTGGATCAACTGATACGGATACGTTAGCAGGTACAGGATTTTATTCAAACATAGAAAACACAAGTGGACGAAAGTATCAACAGCTTATGAGACAGAAGAGAAAGTATATTGAAGGAAAAGGAGGTTACAGCGTTGAAAGATCTAACCTTAGTGAAGGTATCAAAGCCAAATATACAGGTGCCGCGGGTGAAGTAAGTGAAATAGGTAGACAAGTAATTCTACCACCTAGTGCATTTGCCAAAGGTGCTGTGCCCTTTGGTAGAGGACTTTTTGCAAGAGATACTGAAACAGGAATCATCAAAAGAGGAAATACAAAAGTTAATACCACAGAAAGAACTATTAATTTTCGTAAAGGTACAAAAATTACAAAAATTATCGAAGAACTTGTTTTGTTAAGCGAATACGGAAAAAGACTTACAGACGCAGGAGTTGCCGCTGATAAAACAGGAATGGTAGATTGGTTTAGAATACAACCACATGTATATTCATTAGAAGGTGAAGCAACAGAAAAGGTAATGGGTAGAAAAGCGAGAATCTATGTCTATCGGGTTGTGCCTTATAGAGTACATAAAAGTATTTTCCAAATGCCTAATGATGCTCCAATAGGTTACGACAAATTGAGGGAAAATGCAGTGAAGGTATACAACTATTTGTATACAGGACAAAATAAAGACATTTTGGATTTCAATTTAGAATTCAACAACGCTTTTTTCAATGCACTAGCTGTTGATAAAATGAACGAATCTGCTTCTAATCGTTTATCTGAAAGAGGCGGCAATACTCCTAATCCAGAAAAAGAAGAAATTGTAAACGAACCTACTTCTATCGAAGGACAAACTGCTGAACAGACGCCTGATGATTCAGGTTCACAAACAGGAGGAGCAACTGAAGAAACTCCTGAACAAAGAATAGCAAGAAGTTTTAATGAAGCTCTAATGAATAGTGCAGTCGATTTATTAACTTGTGAAATGCGTATCATGGGCGATCCATATTTTATGGCGGATAGCGGAGTAGGTAATTATAATTCAGAAGGAACATCTTACATAAATTTAAAAACAAATGGTGCAATTGATCATGAAAGCAGTGAAGTAGATGTAATAATTAATTTTAGAACACCAATTGATATATCAGCAGAAGGACCTCAGTTTGACGGTAAAGCCTTAGGTGTACAGGATTTCAGTGGACTTTACAAAGTATGGCAGGTAATTAATAATTTCAGTGGCAACGAATTTACACAAGATGTAAGTCTTATTAGAAGACGAAATCAAAAACAAACTGTATCTGCTGGTACAGTGTCTAATCCAAGATACATGGATAAAAAAGCATACGAAAAACGTCTTGCCGCGGCTTTAGAAACTGGCGATCCATATAAAATTGCAATGGCAAAAGCTGATCTAAACGGAGACGGACAACTTGATAAGTTTGAAGAAGATGCAATGGGCGGTATATATGCAGATCTTACAGATGAAGAATTGCAAAATGCAGTTATAATGCAAGAAGGAAAAGCCGATGCCGCAAGGGCAAGAGATGCCGAAAAGGCCAAAGCTGAAAGAAAAAGATTGAAAGATATGCAAACTTTCAGAAAGGCTGAGTCACAAAGCCGTACAAATTTAAATAATTCAAGCACCAATCCTAGTGCAAATAACATAGGACCAACCTAATGCCAGAAAATATTAGATCTATAGGAGATACACCTTCAAAAATGCCCATGGGTCCTTTTGAGGCTAGGGTAGTAAGTCATTTAGATCCAAGAAGAAGTGGTGATTTGAGAGTTGAACTATTATCCAACGTTACGTCTGGCAATGATAGAGGCTTTGAACCAGGACAACTTTTTACAGTTAGATATTGTATGCCGTTTTATGGTGTGAACAACGTTGAAAGTAATGATAAAAATAAAAAATATGAAGGATCTCAACAGAGTTATGGATTTTGGGCTGTTCCGCCTGATCCGGGTTCAAAAGTTTTAGTTATATTTGCTGAAGGACAATCCAACCAAGGATATTGGATTGGATGCATTCAAGACGAGTTTATGAACTATATGGTTCCGCAGGGACAACCTGTTGACCGTGCAATTAATATTATACAAGAAGGATTATCTAATGATCTTAAAAATAGAGATCTGCCCGTAGGCGAGTATAATAAAAAAAATGTTCCTAAACTTAAAGATCCAGATGAAGAACCAAGACCTCATAATCCTTTTTACTCCCGGTCACTAGCTAACCAGGGATTAACGGACGACATCAACAGAGGGCAATCAACAGCAAGTGCAAGGAGAGATATTCCTAGCACAGTATTTGGTATGAACAGTCCTGGACCGTTAGATAGAAGAGACGGTGCGGCAAAAGGCAACTATGGACCTAGAGGAGATCAAGTATCACACTTTAGAAGTCGACTGGGTGGCTCCAGTTTGGTAATGGATGACGGAGATGGCCAAACATTTAGAGGTGGAGTTCCCGGATCAACTGGTTCAGTTTACTATGATATAGGAAGAGATCCAAAAAATAATTCCAAAGTAGACAAGACTTTGCCATACGGAGATTCATTAAGATTTAGAACACGTACAGGTCACCAAATATTAATGCACAATTCCGAAGATCTAATTTATATAGGAAACGCCTCAGGTAGTGCTTGGGTAGAATTAACTTCAAACGGCAAGATAGATATTTACGCTAGTGATAGCATTAATATTAGAACAGAAACGGATCTTAACATAACAGCAGATAGAGACATCAATATTTTAGCAGGAAGAGATTTTAATTTAACAACAGGTAGAGACAAAAAAGAGAATATAGGAGTAAACAATGATGTAATCATTGGACAGAATGATACAAAAAATGTTGGAGTTAACCAAGATGTAAGAGTAAGTGGTAATAGACAAAAAGCAGTAGGTGGAGACGAAGACGTTCAAATTGCTGGTACACAAAGGTCAACCATATCTGGAGATTATAATTTACAAGTAGACCAAGACGGGCATTTGGCAATCAATGCTAACATGCACAGTAAGGTAGTGGGTGATTATAGACAAACAGTAAATGGTGCTTTTAACTTGAATACAGTTGGAGATAACAAATTTACAAGTGGTGCAAATACACAAATAAAAAGTGCATCTGCAAACAAATTAGATGCAGGCACACTAACTTCTATTTTAAGTATAGGAGTTCATTCTGAGACTGCTTCAAATATACATATGAACAGTATAGTACCTGCTACACCGGCTGACTCCGCAGATTCAATAGGAGATACATTTACAAAACCGGTCACTAATCAGGCAGTAGATGATGCAGATCAAGTTTTAGACAAAGACGGAAATGCTATTGCAGACTTACGTGTCACAGCAGATGCCACAAGAGCAGTTGAGGCCGCAGAAGCAAACACTCCAAGACGTGTTCCGTTACACGAGCCTTGGGCTGAACATGAAAATTTAAATCCTTCTGCACATACTCCAGGAGAGACAGAAGCAATTATTCAATCATCTCCTTCACTAAGACGTTCGTCACCAACTTTGGAGAAAGAATCAGATATGCCTGAACGTAACAGTACTTCTGGTGTATTCAGAGCAGGAGATACAGATCCTTTAGATGTAGATATTGACAAGGTATTTAAAAATAATGATGATGGTGAAGTTGGAGCACAACCGGCAGAACCAGTATCGAGACGAGAGTCACAAAGATTTTTCCTAAGTGAACTTATAAAAGCATTAGGCTTAGATCCTGTTAAAGCATTACAAAGCGGAGCGGTAGAAGGCGGAGCCGGAGAAGCATTAGCTATGGCGTGTGCCCAAATAAAATCAGAAAGTAATTATGAACCACAAAGTGAAAATTTAAATTACAGTGCGAAAGGTTTACGAGCGACATTTAAAATGTTTAAAAAGCCAGGAGGATTTGAATTGTCTGAACAGCTTCATCGTAAGCCTGTTGAAATAGGTAGCGTGGTTTACGGAAGTAGAATGGGCAATGGTCCTCCTGAAACTGGAGATGGTTATAGATACAGAGGACGTGGCTTGATTCAAATTACAGGTACAGATAACTATAAATTATATGGAGGATATGCCGGGGTGGATATTTATAACAATCCAGAGTTAGCTAATGATCCTAAGAATGCTTGTAAGTTAGCAGTAGCTTATCTTACAAAACCACCTAAGGCAAGATTTATAACTTGGACAGATACTAATTTTTCTTCTTTAGCACAACAATTCAAAAATGCAGTAGGGTATGCTGACCCGTCTGGAAGTAAAACAAACGATAGAAGAAAATTAGGACAAGGTATTTGGCAACAAATTAAAAATGGAGATCTAACACCACTAGCTGATGTAACTTCACCAACGCCAATGGGTAAAGGAACAGGACAGGTTATTTAATGCACAAATTTGTTGTAAAAAAAGGAGATGAACTTTTTACATACACAAACTACGAGGATATTCCTAGTGATTTTGATCATGTAATAGAATTTAATCCTTCAATTCCACCTGAGCCTCATACAGAAGAACAACATGAAGAAATAGAAGAGTGGCCTGCAAGATTACAAAAATTAATGGAGATAGAACGTGCCAGCAGTAACTAGAATAGGTGATGCAGATGTGGCTCATTGCTCAGGAATGACTAGAGCAGTGGGAAGTACAAATGTTTTTGTAAACGGAATACCAGTAAGTAGGCAAAGTGATGTTAACACAAGCCATAAACTTCCACCAGTACCATGTCCTTCACATGCGGCTCCTATAGCAGTTGGAAGTACATTAGTTTTTGCTAACGGGCTAGGAGTAGGTAGAGTTGGCGATGCTATTAGTGGTTGCACAAGTGTTGCGGCTGGTTCATCAAACGTTTTTGCGGGTCCATAAGTAAGGTAAATATTAATATGGCACAGAATTTATATAAAGAGATCACACTAAAACCAAATAGAAGGCCAAAACCCCCTGTGGCACAAAAAGCCTACAGAGGCTTTAGCACAGTCAATGTTGAAAACAACTCATTTCAAATGTACGATTTGAACTTGATAAAACAAGATTTAATTAATCATTTTAACATAAGACAGGGAGAAAAGTTAGCTGATCCTACATTTGGTTGCATAATTTGGGACGCTTTATTTGAACCTCTTACAGACGTGTTAAAAGATGCTATTGTAAAGAATGTAACACGTATCATTAACACAGATCCCCGTACAAGTGCAACAGAAGTGCAAGTAACAGAGTTTGAACAAGGATTACAGATAGAGTGTACACTTACATATCTTACATATAACATAAGTGAACAACTAAGATTGCAGTTTGACAAAGATACTGGAATTCTGTGATAGAATTAACTGCTCGGTTAATAAAAAATCATAAATACTCGTAGTACAAATTAAAGGATTTTAGATGTCATCCACTGATAGACAAAATAGATTATTGTTAGCAGAAGATTGGACAAAGATCTATCAAAGTTTTAGAAACGCCGAATTTGCTTCTTATGATTTTGATACTCTTCGTAGAGCAATGATCAATTATCTGCGTAATAACTATCCAGAAGATTTCAATGATTATATTGAAACGTCGGAATATCTTGCTCTCATCGACTTAATTGCATTTTTAGGACAAAATATTGCTTACAGAGTAGATTTAAATGCTAGAGAAAACTATTTAGAATTAGCAGAAAGACGTGAATCTGTATTGCGTCTAGCAAGGTTGTTATCTTACAATCCTAAACGTAACCAAGCCGCTAATGGTTTATTAAAATTTGAATCAGTATCAACAACAGAATCTATTGTGGATAGCAATGGAACAAATTTAGCTGAACAAACTATTTCATGGAATGATCCAAGCAATACAAATTGGGCAGAACAATTCAAAAGAGTTTTAAACGCCGCACTTCCAGAAAATAATACTGTAGGAAGACCAGGTAAATCTGCTTCTATTAATAGTGTGTTGACACAGACATATAGATTTCAAACAAGCAATACAGATGTTCCTATTTATACTTTTACAAAAGGAGTAAACGGAATATCAACAATATTTGAAATGGTGTCTACAGATATTAATTTAGATAACTCAACACTAGAAGAAGAAATGCCATTACCAGGAAATAACTTGCAAATGGTTTATAGAGAAGACGGTAGAGGAAACGGCAGTTCTAATACAGGATATTTTTTACATTTTAGACAAGGAAATTTAACAACTGGAGATTTTAGTGTAACAAGTCCACAAGCTAATCAACGAATTAACATTGAAGCTGAAAATATCAATGACTCAGATGTATGGCTATTTAAATTAGACACGGTTGGCAATGTAGAAAAATTATGGACAAAAGTTCCAGCAACAGAAGGCAACAATGCTATCTACAACGCTCTAACAAAAGGAGTTAGAGATTTTTACACAGTACAGACCAGAGGTAATGATGAAATTACATTAATATTTGCAGACGGCACGTTTGGAAATTTACCGAGTGGTAATTTTAGAGCTTTTTATAGAACAAGTGCAAATAGAACCATGCGTATAAATCCGCAGGAATTAACAGATATACAGTTTAGTTTTGATTATTTAAGTAGGCAAGGTAAAACAGAAACCATGACAATATCTGTTGAACTTAAAGACACAATCACTAATTCAAGTATATCTGAAACAAGTGCAAGTATTAGAAGTTATGCACCACAAACATATTATACTCAAAATAGAATGGTCACTGGAGAAGACTACAACGTTTATCCTTTGACATCAAATCAAGAAATTATAAAAGTTAAAGCAACAAATAGAAGTGCAAGTGGTATCAGTAGATATTTTGATTTAAAAGATGTTACAGGAAAATATTCCAGCACCAATTTATATGGTTCGGATGGTATACTATACAGAGAATCTTATGAAGCAAAAAGTACTTTTACTTTTGCAACACAAACAGATATTGAAGGGCAGATAGAAAATAATATATTACCAACTATACAGAGTCGTGCAATAAGTAATTTTTATTTTAGTAATTATGCTAAAATTATTGTAAGTGACCTAAACGCAACATGGGTGCAGTCTACCAAAGGCACAAACACGTCAACTGGTTATTTTACTAATGTAAGTACTGTACCATTTCAAGTTGGTGCATTTACTGGAGGTTCATTAAAGTATGTAGAAGCAGGAGCGTTACTTAAATTTAAACCACCTGCTGGATTTTATTTTATAGGCGAAGGTAATTTGACATCAGATGCTTCAGCCAAAGGAGCTAGTTCATATAAATGGGTAAAAGTTGTAAGTGTTGACGGAGCAGGAACAAGTGTAAATTCAACAACGGGAGTTGGACCTATAGTATTCAATCAAATATTACCAAAGGAAAGTGTTCTAGAAGAAGTAAAACCAAAATTAGTTAAAGATATTGCTTCAGATGTAAGATCACAAATTATTGATCAAGTTTTTGCATATAAAACATTTGGGTTACGTTATGACCAAGTAAACAGAATTTGGCGAGTAATCATAAATGAAAACCTAAATGTTAATGATGCATTTAGCAATGGTAAAACAGGTGACGTTACAAATAATAAACTTGATGCTAGTTGGATATTACTGTTTCAA